CGCGCTTCCTCCGTCACTCGAAGGGCGAGTGGGCGCGCAAGCCGGTCGTGCTGAGCGGCTGGCAGCGGTTTGTGATCGGCTCAGTGTTCGGCTGGAAGCGTCGCGATGGCACGCGCCGCTTCCGATACGTCTACCAAGAACTGCCGCGCAAAAACGGCAAGAGCACTCTGCTGGCCGGCGTCGGCCTCGACCTGCTGACGTGCGATGGCGAGGCCGGCGCGGAAATCTACGCCGCCGCGACGAAGCGCGATCAGGCCCGCATCATCTTCGACGAAGCAAAGCGCATGGTGACGACGTCGCCCGACCTGCTGCGCATCGTGAGCCGGTTCAAACTCAACCTATCGGTCGACGCCACCAACTCGAAGTTCGAGCCGCTGTCATCGGACGAGAACACGCTCGACGGCCTCAACCCGCACGGGGTGCTGGTCGACGAGCTTCACAAGCACAAGACCCGCGCGCTGCTCGACGTCATGGACACCGCGCTCGGCTCACGCCGGCAGCCGCTGCTGTGGATCATCACGACGGCCGGCGATGACAGCCCCGAGAGCATCTACGCGGCGGAGAACGACTACGCGATCAAGGTGCTGGAGGGCGTGCTCGAAGACGACGACGTGTTCGCCTTCATCGCGACCATCGACAAGAGCGACAAGTGGGACGACCCGCTCGCCTGGGCGAAGGCAAACCCCAACCTCGGGATCTCGGTGAAGCTCGACGACCTGCACCGGCAGGCGCGCAAGGCCGGCAAGTCACCGGGCGCACTGAGCGCCTTCAAGCGGCTGCGCTTGAACGTGCGCACCGCCTCGGCCGAGGCCGCCATCGACATGGCGACCTGGGCGAAGAACAGCCGGGGCCGCTTCGACCCGGACAAGCTCGAACGGGCACGCTGCTGGGGCGGCCTCGACCTGTCGTCGAAGATCGACATCACCGCGTTCGTAAAGCTCTTCGAGCCTGACGAAGACGGGCGCATGCGCATCGCCGCGCGCTTCTGGATGCCGGCCGACACGCTGGAGGAGCGCGCTGATCGCGACCGCATGCCGTATCGGCGGTGGGTCGATGAGGGATGGATCGAGGTGACGCCGGGGAACGTCATCGATCACGCCGAGATCAAGGCGGCTGTCCTGGCCGACACAAAGCGCTTCGACCTGCAGGACATCGCCTTCGATCCGTGGAACGCCACCCAGCTATCGGGTGAGCTCATGTCCGAGGGCGTGAACATGGTCGAGTTCATCCAGGGCCTGCGCTCCTACACAGCGCCGACCAAAGAGATGCGCGCGCTCGTCGCCGATCACCGCCTCGACCACGGCAACAACCCGGTGCTGACGGTGATGGCCTCGAACCTGAAAGTGCAGACCGACAAAAACCTGAACGAGATGCCGCACAAGCAGCACAGCATCGGCCGCATCGACGGCATGTGCGCGCTGATCATGGCCATCGGCCGCTACAGCGCGTCGCTGCAGGGCGGCGACCAGTCGATCTTCATCATCTGAGGAGCAGTCATGCCGACCAAGACCGGCCTCACCCGCCCGCGCGCGGGGCTCGGCCTCGCCTCGAACATGCCCGCCAGCACCGTCCAAAAGCGGAAGGTGACGTCGGCCGCCGTCAAGAGCAGCAAGCCCGCCGCCCACACGGTGGCCCGCAGGGAGAAGAAGCCATGACGCAGCAACGCCAAGCACCCGTGATCGGCCAGCGGCTGGTGCGTGACGGCAAGGTCGAGCGCGACGCAAGCGACACGGGCGGCGCGCGGCGCATGCGCTTCGTCGCCTCCGATGAGAGCGTCGACCGCTACGGCGACATCATCCGCGCCAGCGGCTGGGACCTGAGCCATTTCAAAAACAACCCGGTGCTGCTGTTCGGCCATGACAGCAGCGCGGTGCCGATCGGCAAGGTGCCCGAGATCGCCGTCGAGGGCTCGCGCCTGATCGCCACCACCGAGTTTCGGCCTGAGGGCGAGAGCGCCGACGCCGACGACGTCTACAGCGCCTTGAAGGGCGGCTTCCTCAGCGCGGTGTCGGTCGGCTTCCTGCCGACCGTGAAGCCCAACTACATCTGGGCTCCTGACGACCCCAACCATGAGAAGTGGCCGACCGGCTACGAGTTCGTCGGCCAGGAGCTTCTGGAATTGAGCGTGGTGCCGGTGCCTGCCAACCCGCAGGCCCTCGCCCTCGCTCGCTCGCTCGCGCTCAGCGAAGCGACGCAACGCCGGCTGTTGATCTTCGACGAGAGGGAGGCTTCCCGCGTCGCCGCTCAGCACCGGCGCAATCAACTCGCCATCGCGCGGCTGCGGCCGCGCAGTCATGGAGGAAACCATGTCGCTTAGGAAACAGATCGACAGCCTGCAGGCGAAGAGGAACAAGCACCTCGACGCGATGACGGCGCTGTCCGAGTTGGCGGCCGGCGAAGAGCGGCTGTTCACTGCCGACGAGCAAAAGGCGTTCGACAAGGACAAGGCCGAGGTCGACGACATCGACGCGCAGATGAAGCGCCTCGAAGACGCCGAGGCCATGATCGCCAAGACCGCGCGCCCGGCACCGTCGCCGCTCAACCCCAACCCGCAGCCCGCGCAGCGCGCCTTCAAGCCGTTCCCCGGTCAAGCCTTCACGCGCTTCGTCGGTGCCCTGGCACTCGCCAAGGGCAATCTCATGCAGGCGGCGGAGATCGCCAAGCGCTGGGAGCACGAGACGCCGGAAGTGACGAACCTGCTGCGCCACGCCGTCACCATCGGCAACACGAACGATCCTTCGGCGTGGCTGCAGCGTGCCGCCGTGGCGGTGGGCACCACCACCGATCCGATCTGGGCCGCGCCGCTGGTCAATTACCAGATCATGACGCAGGAGTTCATCGCCCTGCTGCGGCCGTTGACGGTGTTCGGGCAGTTGAACGGCTACCGCACGGTGCCGTTCAACATCAAAATCCCGCGCCAGACGGCGGGTGCCACCGCGAATTGGGTCGGCGAAGGCGCGTCCAAGCCGGTGAGCAGCAACGCGTTCGACATGGTCACCATCCCGTGGGCAAAAATGGCGGTGATCATCGTCATTACCCAGGAGTTGGCGCGCTTCTCGATGCCCAGCGCCGAGATGCTGGTGCGCGATGACATGCTCGCGGCCATCGCGCAGTTCATCGATCAGCAGTTGCTGCTCGATACCGTGACGGCGGCGGCGGGCATCCGGCCGGCGTCGATCACCAACGCCGCGCACAAGGTGCCGTCGACCGGCTCGACGGTCGCGGCGGTGACGACCGATCTCGCCACGGCGATGCTCTACATGACCACCGCCAACATCAACCTCGTGAACCCGGTGTGGATCATGAACCCGGCGGCGGCGATGTTCCTCGCGACCTTGCGGACTGCGCAGGACGTCTTCGCCTTCCCTGGCATGGGCATGGGCGTGACGGGCGGGCTCCAGCCGGGCGGCGGCTCGACGGAGATCGCCGCGCAGGGCCGGGGCCGCGTCTTGATGGGCATCCCGGTGGTCGTCTCGGGCAACGTGCCGGCGGGCGTCATCGACCTGCTGGAGCAGAGTGAGCTCATGGTCGCCGACGACGGCGAAGTGCTGATCGACACTTCGCAGGAAGCGTCGGTGCAGATGGACAGCGCGCCGGCCACGCCGCCGACGCCGCTGGTGTCGTTCTGGCAGCAGAACCTGCTGGGCATCAAGGCCGAGCGCTTCATCTACTGGTTGATGCGGCGCGCTCAGGGGATCGTGGAAATCACGGGCTTCCCGGCTCCGTAGTTGAGGGGGTCGTCGCCCTCCTTTCCCAAGCCCAACCCAGGCAAAGGGCGACGATCACTAGCGCGCTCGCCGGCACCCACCGGCGGGCGCGCATCTTTTTCGACGGAGGTTTGTGATGGACAAGCGCAAGGCCAAGGCCGCGCCGCCGGCTGACAGTGTGCCCGTTGTGCTGATCGCGACGCTGCGCTGGAACGGTGTGTATCAGCCGGCTGGCACGGTGCTGCACATGACTGAGGCGGAAGCCAAAGACTACCTCGCGATGCAGTGGGTGCGCCGCGTCGATGACGCGCGCGCGGCGGGCTGATCATG